GGTTGTGCCGTGAAAATTGAGCCGATGCGAAATAACCGAAATTACCAACATCACAAGAAATTCTTTGCGTTGCTAGAATGCGGTTTTGAATACTGGGAGCCAAAATTTCAGGTGTTATCTGATATGGAAGTTTGGATCTGTGATGAAATTTACAAGGACGTTTGCAAGGTTTTACCGACCAACACGCTAAAGACGTGGTTGCGTGAATTTTTAGATGATTTGGTTGCACGAATCACAAAGCGGCGGTTAGCAAAGCTGGATTATGAGGCGATGAAAACGCGAGAAGCCTACTTAAACCATACGATGAAAAAGGCTGGCTTCTACGATGTTCGCCCTAGCCAAGATGGTGGCACGATTAAAGAACGCTGGTCAATCTCGTTCGATAATATGCCGCAAGAACAATTCAATGAGGTTTATCGCGGTGTATTTGGTGTGATTTGGAATGAAACGCTCTGTAATGTCTATCAGGACGAATGGGCGTTAGAGAATAAAATTAGTCAGTTGATGGGGTTTTAAGATGTTGGTTTTTTTAGTTTGGTTTAGTGAAGTAATTGTAACACTGAAGCTGATGTTCGAAGTTGCTCTTAGTGGGTTGCTTAGTGTGCTATTAATTTGGATTGTTATTGTAGTAGCGTGGAGTGCGGACAGAATCGGTAATCCTGCTATGGTTAACCTAAAGGCACAATACAAAAAAATGGTTGGCTTGATTTTAACTTTTTCCGTTTTAACTGCAATCACGCCAAGTCAAAAGACGTATTACGCAATGTTAGGCGTTTACGCTGGGCAGGAGATTATAGCAAATCCGAAGGCTCAGGCGTTGTTTGATAAATCCATTAAGGCAATTGAAGTGCAATTGGATAGTTTGATTAACAAGAATCAGGAGAAATAATAATGAAAGATGTTTTAACGGTTTTTGCTATTGTGATGGTCGGGCTTACACCTTTCATTCTATTTTTATTTGGGGATTTGGTAAGTAAGGTAATCTCTAATTTCTGGCTTGGTTTGCTTACCATAGTTCCATTAGCTATCTCTAGTGTGTTTGGTATGCTTGGAATGATGATGTATGTTTTGAGAGGTTACGAAAGTGAGAAATAAACTTCCAAAACAGCACAAGTGCAAAGAATGTGGGGCTTATTACATTAAAAAGCAGTCTATGCAGCAGGTCTGTTCGATGAAGTGTGCAATTGCATACAGCAAGCGAAAAGCCGAAGAGAAACGCAAAAAACAGGAGAAATCCGACCGCTTGGAAGCAGGGCGAAGAATGCGAGCGAGAAAAGAGGCGTTGAAAAGTCGCTCTGATTGGCTGAAGGAAGCTCAAAAGGTGTTTAATGAGTTTATTCGCCTACGGGATAAAGATTTGCCGTGTATTTCATGTGGTCGCTATCACGAAGGGCAATATCACGCAGGGCATTACAGAAGCGTGGGAGCGTGTCCTGAATTGCGGTTTAATGAGGATAACGTCCACAAGCAATGCTCTGCCTGTAACTCGCATTTGAGCGGGAATATTTTGGAGTATCGTTTGGGGCTAATTGAGAAAATCGGGCTGGAACGGGTGGAATTTTTAGAACGCAAAGACCACCCTCCGTTGAAATTGTCGGTGGAAGAAATCAAAGAACTGATTAAGGTGTATCGGGCAAAGGTAAGGGAGTTGAAACGTGGCGGATAAATTACTTGATGAGCATAAGCAGGCGTGGATTGAAGCTCGGTTGAGTGAGTGGGGGGCGTGGGTTTATAGTGGTTTAGATTTTGAGTGCCGTACAAATATGATTGCGAGACTGATGCTGTCGGTCGATCCAAATCAGGTTAAAGAGCCTGTGCGTGAGCAGTGCAACGATGATCTGGGTATGGTAATTAGTTCGGTGGTAGGCTATTGCATTAAGAAGCCTTGTCCGCAGGATTATAAATATCTGGAAGCAAAATATGTGTATGGTCGTTCGGTGTATGCGATTGCGAAGTATCAGCACGCGAAAGACCCCTCAATAAAATTTGCCACTTGGAAATTAAGAGTGAGAGAAAGTATTAAAGCTTCAGAGTGGGTTGTCGCTAAATTTCTCGATCTTGCTATTAAAAATCATAAAAATGCCATTAAATTACGGAAATTTGCGTATTCTTGAAAAATAGCACTTGCTTTTCCTACCTAAATAACCTATTATATCTGCAATGGTGGCATCGTATAAGTGATGTTCACCGAATGAATTTTACAGCCCTGATTGGTTTTCCAGTCGGGGCTTTTTTATGCCTCGAAATGGGGTGGAGTATGAAAATGCCAGAGAAAAATCCTGATCTCTGGTCTGTGGTGGTGGCTTATGTCCTGCAGCATAGCAGTTTTGTATGCGGGGTGTTGGTCGCCTTTTTTGTATCATTATCGAAGTCGTTTCTGTATGGCAAAAAAGATACAGCCAGGCGGGTCATTGTAGAAGCCTTTTTATGCAGTCTGATTGCAGGCTCAATGCGTCCATTGCTGACGCATTTTGGGTTGGATATTGATTTAATCACACCGATCGGTGCAGCTTTAGGCTTATTGGGGACGAGTGCAATTCGTCAGTTAATTTTGCGTTTCTTAAAAAGTAAAACTGGAGTGGTAGAAAATGAAGAACAGTGAGAATGGTTTGAGTTTTATTCGCCGTGAAGAAGGTGAGCGTTTAATGCTTATGCCGATGTGATTGGTGTGTGGACAATCGGTGTTGGGCATACGGGTACGGTAGACGGCATTTCCATTACAAAAGGAATGACCATTACTGCAGAAAAATCCCGTGTATTATTGATTGCTGATGTTGCAAAGTTTGAGGCAGCTATCAATCGTCTTGGAGTGATATTTTGCCACATCCTAAAAATCCTCGACAAATTGATGCAAAGGCACAAAAAACACTTTTCAACAAGATGGGAGAGATCGGTTTATTGCAGCCGCTAATTGTCAACAAAAGAACAGGTTATTTACTCGGTGGTCATCAACGCTTGGCGGTGATGGATAAACACGAAAAATACAAAGACGGTAAGAATGATTATGAGCTTGATGTTGCTTTAGTTGATTTACCAGAAAAAGATGAGTTGGCGATGCTAGTTTTTCTTAATAATCCTTCGGCACAAGGGACTTGGCAAACTGATTTATTAGCGGAAATCAATTTAGAGCTTGGTGTTTCGTTTGATGATATGGGTTTTGACCGTTTAGATGTCGATTTATTATTTGATGGAGATAGTCGTTTCAGTGAGCTGTTTGAAGATGATCCAGAAGTTAAAGAGACGAAAGCATCCCTCGACGAGATTAAGGCTCACCGCAAAGAGAGTACGGAAAAATTAAAAGAGGCTAACTCTGCGGAGTTCTATTTTGTTGTGGTGTGTAAAGACGAAAAAGAAAAGCGAGAATTGCTCAAAAGTATGAAAATTCCTGCTCACGAAAGTTGGGTAAGTGCGGCTGCATTGCAAGGATTGAAGAGAGGTTCTGATGGCTGATAAGAAAAATAAAGGCGGTCGTCCTGCAACGGTTTTAAATGATGATCAACTTGCTCAAGTAGAAGCATTAGCATCATTTCTTACTTTAGACCAGATAGCTGATTATTTCTGCATTGGTAGAACTACATTTCATCGTATTATGGAACGACAAGAAGAGGTTTCGGTACGCTATAAAAAAGGGAGAACAAATGCGATCGGTACGGTTGCAAAATCTCTTATTCAACAAGCTCGTGAAGGCAATATTACTGCTCAGATTTTTTACTTAAAAACACAAGGCGGTTGGAAAGAAGGTAATCAACTTGAAATTGAAGTAAAAAAAGAACAAAAACTACCATCACTATCGGAGTTATTTGGCGATGCGACAGAAACTAAATCCGATACTACAACCGCTAATTAGCCCATTTCGCTATAAGGTGCTTTATGGTGGGCGTGGGAGCGGTAAATCTTGGGGAGTAGCTCAGCTTTTAGTTGAAATTGCAATGCGTTCTAAAGTACGTGTTTTCTGTGGGCGTGAGTTGCAAAATTCGATGAGTGATTCGGTGATTAAGTTGATTGCGGACACGATCGAAGATTTAGGTTATTTGGCTGATTTTGAAGTACAACGCAATGCGATTTATTGCTTGAAAACGGGTGCTGAATTTATGTTTTATGGCATCAAAAATAATCCGAACAAAATTAAATCACTTGAGGGGATTGATTTAGTTTGGATTGAAGAAGCCGAAAACGTCTCTGATGAAAGTTGGAATATCTTGATCCCAACTATTCGTAAAGAGGGTTCTGAAATTTGGATTACGTTTAACCCGAAAAACTTGCTTGATCCAACTTACCAACGGTTTGTGATTAACCCTCCACATAATGCCTTTATTCAGAAGGTCAATTTTACTGAAAACCCCTACTTTCCCGAAACGTTGCGGCTTGAGATGGAAAGTTGCAAAGAGCGAGATTTTGAGCTTTACCGTCATATTTGGCTTGGTGAGCCAGTGGCAGATTCAGACTTAGCAATCATTAAGCCGATTTGGATTGAATCTGCAGTGGATGCTCACAAACGGTTGAATTTCGCTGCAAGCGGTCGAAAAATTGTGGGCTTTGACGTTGCCGATGATGGGGCTGATGCGAATGCTATTTGTTTTGCACACGGTTCTGTAGTGCTAGGTTTAGAGGAGTGGCGGGGCGAAGATGTGATTAAATCCGCATTACGCACCCATTCAAAAGCAGTGGAATGGCAAGCAGATGAAATTGTTTTCGACTCTATCGGTGTGGGTGCGGGTGTGAAAGCAAAATACCGAGAAATTGAGACGAATCAGATCAACTGTATCGGCTTTAATGCGGGTGCTGCGGTGTTTAACCCTGATTCCTTTTACACACAAGGCAAGAAAAACGGTGATATGTTCGCCAATATTAAAGCTCAAGCGTGGTGGCAATTACGCGACCGTTTTTATAAGACCTATCGTGCGATCAAATATGGCGATGTTTATCCTGTTGATGAAATGATTTCACTCAGTAGCGATATACCTGATTTGGACTATTTAAAAGCAGAACTCTCTCGCCCTCGTGTGGATTACGATAATAACGGCAAAGTGCGGGTAGAAAGTAAGAAAGATATGCGTAAGCGTGGCATTCCCTCGCCGAATAAAGCGGATGCACTCGTGATGTGCTTTGCCCCAATTAGACGCGATGTGCTCAAACAAACCGCCCTCAAACTCTATTAAGGATTCACTATGTCAGTTCATCTTCCCACCGCTGAAATGGTGGAATTAACCAAGAAAACTAAAATCATTGATGATTTACTCGGTGGCACGGCAACAATGCGAAAAGCCGCACAAACCTACCTTTCCAAATGGAAATGGAAGAGCCCGATAGTTACCGCAAACGCCTTGAGCGTTCGACCTTTATCCTGCCTTGTCGGAAACCCTTTCGCAAATGACAGGTCGCGTATTCTTTAACCCGATTGATGTTGCCGATGTGACAGAAACAGTACAAGCCCTTTTTGATGATGTGGATTTAGTCGGCAATAACCTTGATGTGTTTGCTTCTCGCTGGTTTTATTCCGCCTTGGCGTATGGTTGCTCTTTTGCTTTGATTGATTTCACACGTGTTGAAGCGGTGAAAAACCGTGCGGAAGAGAAAGCCTTAAATGCCCGTCCTTATTGGGTGCATATTAAACCGCATCAAGTACTGGGCATGAAAACCGCACGAGTCAATGGTAAACAAGCGATTACTCAATTTCGCTATGTTGTCAATGAACAGGTTGAGGATGGCGAATTTGGCGTGAAAACCGTGAAGCACGTTTATGTGTATGAAATCGGCAAAGTGCGGAAATTTAGCGAAGCAGAGGGTGAATTTCGTTTTGAATCGGAATTGCAACTGACGGCACAAAATCGACCGCTTGATTTTGTGCCTGTTGTGCCGTTTATCACCAAGCGTAACGAACTCACCCATGCTATTGAGCCGCCTTTAATGGAATTGGCATATTTGAATATCAAGCATTGGTCTAGCCAATCCGATCAGGACAACATTACCAATACCGCCCGCGTGCCATTGTTAGCCGTTTTTTCTAATGAAGAGGTGAATAAACTTGTGATTGGTGGAAGTGCAGTTCATCTTCCAACGGGCAGCTCAATGCAATTTGTTGAACACTCTGGACAAGCGATTGAAGCAGGAATGGCAAGCCTGAAAGATTTAGAAGAGCAAATGAAAACCGCAGGGGCGAAGTTGCTGACCAAAACCGCCTTAGCAATGACCGACAGCCAAGCCCGTGATGAAGCGGGTAAGGAAATTTCCCAATTGCGATTGCTTGCTAATCGTTTTGAAGATG